GACACCGGAGCACCGTGATGAATTCTCATGGTGCTCCCAGTCGATAGTCAATTAGGACTATTCGAAACAAACAACAAAACCACAAACACAAACCATGAATACAATAAATCAAAAACTAGAGGAGGAAGCGCCGATATCCGAGGAAACCGTTGATGTGTTACCAACACCGCGCCGTGGAGATCCATATTCTGTGGAATTTCCGTGGCAGGCGGAGATGGATAGCGGAGGTATGGATTTATACACGTGTTAAAGACATATCCCAAATAATCGAAACCGGGTTCAATCCCCGGTCGCGTAGACTGACCATCTGCGCCTGATGAGATAGGTCAAACATAAACCAAGAAAGGTAACCATGAGTAATAAAAACAAAAAAAACCACATCAGAATAATGAAGAACAAACTGTTGAGATACATCCACGACAAAAGTGGACGCATGCTCAGCATGACACGTGCCGAACGCAAAGCCGAGAACCAGAAAGCTCGGATCTTACGTAAACGGGAAAAACTGGCCAAACAAATGGCTGATCTCGATTCGGTAGATGCAGCAACAGCAGCTGAGTAAACAGTAAACAAGAAACGAAAGCAATAGTATGAAAAGAGACACAAACGGTAACAAAGGTAAGGGCGAAGGTCACCAGGCTAAAATAGTCGTGTCGGCCCGAGCCAAAGTCGACATCAATGGTGAAGTGACTGAGTTCAAAGTCGACTACGACGTGAACGTTACGATCGAACACCTCGATTACATGGTTCGTGAAATTGCCGGCGGCATTGCGCAAGCTGCTGGTGAAGTTGCGAAGAACGGTATCGGAGGAAGGAAGCGGTCGGACTCCGTGTCGGTCTAAACAACTAACCCCGCCTGGTCGGGACGGGAACAATATCCCGACCATTTTCTTACAACATGGCTAAACCAAGATCACGCAGATCCCCCAAATCACGCAGGAATAAATCGACCGATATGATCGGAGCAGCGGAGGCGGTAGTCCTACTCGCCACGGCGGTATCAGCTATCTACAAAATCTTTAAGGACATAAAAAACGAATACAAAAACTGGAAAACAAAACACAAACATGGAAAACCAAGAAATAAAACTGACGGTGACGTTGAGCGAAGTTAAGGGGAATGTGGTAATCACGTTCCCATTTGATCTTAGAAATCAACCTGACGGCCCAATTAAAAGCGCGGCCGCGTTTGTTGGCAACGGAATACGGACGGCAATTGAGAATATTGGCGCGACGGTAAAGTCTATCAAATCTATTAATCCTGAACTTAATCATGGAGACTGCGAAACTGCAGAGTGCACGATAAGGTTCACCAGGGTGGGTGAATCATTCATGCTAGATATGACCAATGTAATTGGAATGGAAGGGATAACGGACGAAAAATTCAAAGCATTTTGCACGACAGTGAGAGACGCGGTCGCAAAGAAACTGGATGAGATATACAAACATTCAGATGGAAAAATCAAAAAAATCATCAAACAAGAAATCGGATTCGGCGGAACAACTCCAACAAACGAACAACTCACGGACGCTCTCTGGTCGCAACGGAACTAAACCAAAAATCGGGCTATGCGTATGCGGGCATATAGGAGATTGCCCGAATAGCGATCACGCAGATACACAACTTGAACGAGGACATGGACCCTGCACTGAGTGCAGCTGCACTCAGTTTACCTGGGTAGACTTCATATGAGAGAAATCACAATACAAATAGTCGAAGAAGAAAACGGCCGTATTGCCGTAAACCTTGGATGGGGAGAATGGAATTCCGGAACATACAGGGAAAGGATCATGGCTGCATCCATGAATGCACCACTGATAGAACTGTTGAAAAACCTGCCAGTAGGAACACTCGTTGGTCACGCACAAGCTGATACACCTGAGGAAGCACGAAGAATATGCGGTTTAATAGCTGACGTTAATGAAGCAAACATGAAGGAGGAAAATAATGAAGACTAAATGGACATGCATACCGGATAACAATTTTAAGAAAGAAATGTTCGCGGTTGGAACGGTCATAAGGGATATGGTCACGAAAACATCTGGGGCGGAGGAAGGATTAAACGTGGCCCTAACAATAATGGCTACGTTTGCCGCATCAATGAATGATACGAATTGGCGATCCATGATGAGGTCCGTTACTACTGGAATAATAGGTGGCGACGGACCTGAGGCCAAAATGGAACAGGCAGTGATACTATTCTTTACTAGCTTAGATAAAATACGGAAACTGGCCAACGCAGGGAAGTCTCAATACATATCTAAATGCAATATGGATACAGGTGAAGAGAATGAAGAACCAGACTTCCCTATTCCAGAGAGAGGAGGATTGGCTAGTTCCGGACCTGATATGTTATCGTAGATCCATCCGGATATGTAATTAACCCTTCACCATTACTGTGGGTGAGAGTAACCCACAGCATCTTAACGATCGGATGCCATTCGCGCTGGCTCCAGAACCTACGCTGGGTTTCTGGAGCCAAGGCTCCGAGCTTTTCCAGATTACGTAGATAATATTCAGTGAACGAAACGAGTGATCGTCGCGTCATTTACGTGCTGGCTTTGGTTTCTTCTTAACCGTAGTCGACTTAGCTCCCGCAGGTCGACTACCATTTCCCGGAGCCGCTGGCTTCGGATGCAGAGCTTTAATGATACTGAGATCTGGTTCAGGAATCATTTTATCAGCAATTGCTTCAGGAATACCGAAGACTCTCTTCAGTGTGTTCTTGGCAGCATCTGGATCAAGTTTGCCATCACCGACAGCCGTCAGGATGTCGACAAGTTGCTTCACGCCCTTGTCACCGATTGCTTCGATAGTTCCGGGCTTCGGTGGTGGTATTGGTCCGGTGACCATTGCTGCCTTCTGTTCTGTGATATCCGGATACAGCATTCTGGCGAATACTTCCACCGGTACGTCTGTCTCCGCTCCGATCTGGATCGCTTCATTGGCAGTGGTCGCATTAGAAAGAAACACTTCTCGTGGTGATTTACCATATTTGCCGGTCACATCGCTGACAGGGATAAGTCCGGCGCTTACCGCTGAAATATCGGCATCCATTTCGTAACCAACATCAGTTTGAATAGACAAACCGAAGTGCCATTCACATTTTCTCCACAACGGGTGCGGAGGAAGGACTCCCTGAGCAATGCCTTGAGCTATTACCTTTTGACGGATTCGGTTTAGCACCTTGTGCTGAAGCAGTTGCTGCCAGTACTCTATCCTCCGCAAAGCTTGCTGCACTTCGATACGAGCGGTTACGCCACCCAGGGTGGCCAGATCCCACAGGAACCCGAATGGAAGGTCCATGGATACAGCCATCTTACGTATGATGACCTGGACAAATTCCATGAACGCTCCGGAAGGACGTGCGGGTGGGGCAAGCATACTGAAGACTTCACCTTCAGCCATCCTAAGGATCTTGCCCCATTCCGCCTTCTGGGTAGGCGTTCCATCACCTGTTTTATCAGTCCAAGCTGTTGCACCTGTGTTTCCAAATGGATCTTTTAATCCAACCAGTGCCGTCCATTGGCTCTGGGTTTTACCGGCAATCTTCTCTGACTCAATCCATTCCCTGATGTCCCTGGCATCGTTCAGGACACGAAGAAGTTTGGTGCGGCCGCGATATTCATCTGGACGATCAGGGTCATGTAGGTGTATAAAAGATCCAAATGGAATGTCCTGAGGATTCTTATACTGATTGGTGCGAGTTCTCTCAAAGATTCTATAAAACTCAATTCGACCTATTCCTGGATCGAGCCCGACTCCACCGACATAGTTCTCCTGAACTAACTGCTCTAGCGGAGAGCCTATACGATCTGCTTCCACAGATTGAACACAAAACTCCCCAGTGGGTGACTCCTCTGGAGCAACCTCAATCCAGCCATAATCACCATCAATCAGGAAACCAAGGAACCCCATCTGAACCTGCTTAATCCAACGGTTGCGACCTGATATATCGCAACGGATAGAACCGTCATCTCCTGGCTCATCTCCACACCATCCGTGGTAGAACGTGTCATAAGCGTCATCGACCTGTTCATCACCGGTCAATGAACGTGAATGCAATTTACCAACGACGTACAGGGCAATGCGAGCCATCATACCACCGATGAATTCATACCGGCACAGGTCCCTGGCGTCCCACATCGCTTTTAGTCGATCGCGGTTGCTCTTCCAGGTTTCGGCTGATGCCTGAGCGTACAATCCACCACTTCCGCTCCTTCTCTCTGGGTGATCGTTGTACCCGTATGAGAACTGATGCTCGATCTCCCGAGCCTTCATTCGGACCAGTTTCTCTACAGGATTAAAGAATCCGACTACTCGATCCCATGTGGTTAATCTTTGGTCCGGACGTTTACCGTCTTCCAGTTTTGCTATGTCAGCCATCTTAATTGGTGAAATCGTCGAGGGTTCCGGCCGGCTGACCCTTTGTATCCTGCATGGAAAAGTCGGTGATGATCGTTCCCTGGTATGGCGTGGTGCGCTCGTTCAAGACGAATACTACCGCTGCGAGTTGGGAACGGAATTCCCTGAGATCTCGTGTGTAGGATTTACTACCGACAGTCTGACTGGAATATGATCCACCGGCAACCAGCAATGTCTTCAGCTTATCGCGGAGG